GTCGCGTATCCGCCTGGGTGCTGGTTTCTGCGTTAGTCACTCAGAAATCATCACAGCGGGTCACGTGGCGAAGAAGCTCTCGTCAGGACATGCCATCCTGACTGTAGAGCAAGCCGACCGAACCTTGGAATTTGTCAACACCCCTGAGGACTCTGATTATGCCGCAACCACCCAGTTTACTCGGTGGTTCGACAAAAACTTAGACCTCGCCCTCATCACGACGGACACTGCTCGACTTACTTTTGGAAAGAAGTCGCATGCGTCCAAGCTGGCTAACTATTTCGACTCCGGAAAAGTTAGGCGCCTTGGTCTCAAAGTTTCTGCTTACGCAAAATCTGCTGAGATCAAGGTGTACAGCGATCGTGGTACATCCATTACCTCCTCCGTTCATGAAGTCAAGTGCCCCAATCAGGGTGGTCTTTGTGGCCGCCCTTATCTTCTTGACTCCACCTCCGGAACGACGATTGTAGGTGTCCACGTTGCGGGTAAACCCAACGAACAAATTTCTTATTTTGTTCCTGTTACCCAAACGTGGCTGCTCAACGCTCGTCAGTCCGGGGGCTCGTTCCCCGTTTCCCCCCCTGCTGTAGCTCAAGGCGAAGGCAAGTATGAAGCGACCGTTGAAGAAGCGGGTTTTGTTGTAGCTGGCAAATCCTACAACAGAACCCGCCATCCGTCCGTTTCTACCCTTGTCTCCGTCCCTGAACTTACTCAGCGAAAAGGCTTTTTCGCTGAGCAGCACGCCCTCTCCCACCTTACCACTTTTGTTCGAGATGGTAAGGTGATCGACCCCATTGAGAAGCGTCTTTCGAAGTGTGGCCGCGCCCGCCAACCCGGCGTGGTGCGACGACACTTCGAAGCCTTCGATTTGGCCGTGAAGCGACTTTCTTCTCTCTCAGTTTCCCTTTCCTTTTTTGATGGAAAAGGAAGGCCACTGTGGCAGAAGTTAGTCGCGTCAGACCCTGAACACGATTGGAAGTCTGTTGATAGAAATAAGTCTGCGGGTGCCGCCTTTCCAGGCGAATCCAAAATGATTTTCTTCGACCCTTCCAAAGAAACCCCAACCCTCACCCCTGAGACTGTTAAGTTCCTAGACACCGTGTTTGACCTTTACATGAAAGGCGAATACGGCTGGGAAGTTAGCGGCGCTTGTCTCAAGGATGAGAAGTTGCCCATTGAGAAGGCTGCTGAAGGGGCCACCCGACTCTTCTACCCGGAAGATTTCGGGCGGCTCATGCTCACACGTCTTTTCTTTGGACCTTCCATG